TGCCAAATATTTGGAAAATAAATATCCCAACATACAAACATCTTCCACGATACATCATTATGAAAAAATTATTACACAATATGATACAGATTCAATGACCACAACAATAAATAAAATTCAAATAACTGAAAGTATTTATTATCAATTACCAACCAAACAAACAACAACCTACAGTTTGCCAGCAGGCGATGTTGTCGTAACTGTTGAGACAAATGCTGTATCATTATATGATTATGAATTAGAATTAAATGAGTCTAAAAGAAATATCAAGTTACTTAATGCAACGTATGTTGGCCAAGTTGAAACAGAATATCAGAAACTAATGAGTGTATAATTATGGCTGATACAAACTTAAATACAATTGAATCTCCTGGTATTTTTTATCCACAAGATTTTTCGTTAACGACTTTAAATTTCTTGACTGCCAGCGGCCAAAAGATTGAACTTAAAAAATTAATGATAGAATTGTGTTATTATGAAGACATTTACAACTTTGTAACATCTGGTTATATCACGCTTATTGATGCTCAAGGTTTTATTGAATTAATGAGAATAACAGGTAATGAATATATTGAAGTCAATTTTGGCAAGGTAAAAAACGGTAAAAATAATAATAACCAGGTATTTAGAGTTTACAAATCCAGTAACAGAAAACCTAGTGGTAATCAAAATAGTGAAGTATACACATTGTATTTCTGTTCCGAAGAATTATTGTTATCAGAACAAACAAAAATAAGTAAATCTTTTAAAGGTAGTTATATATCAAGTATTGTCAAAGAAGTTCTGTTGAATAATCTAAAAGTAGAATCAAAAAGAATTTATAAAATAGAACAGACTACAGGTGTTTACGATTTTATTATACCAAATTTAAAACCACTGGAAACAATTAGTTGGCTTTCAACCTATGGCCGACCACAAAAGTTTCCTGGTGCTGATATGTTATTTTTTGAAACGAAAGATGGTTTTAATTTTAGGTCATTACAATCAATGTTTAGTGATCCGGTTTATGCCACATACAAATATGAACCAAAAAATATCGACAAAAAACGCCAGACGATTCAAGCAAAAACTTTTAGTGTGTTGAATTATGAGATAACTAAGCCGTTTGATGCATTGAATGAAATTAATTCTGGTACAATTTCTAATAAATTGATATCCATTGACCCGTTGACTAGGACAGTTAAAACAACAAACTTTGATTATAGTAAATATAAACAACAATCCACATCTTTAAATAAAGGTGGCGTACAAGATACGTTGAGAAATAGATTGGGTAAAAAAGAGAATGAATCATATGAGGGTGTTTTGAAGGTCAGTATTGGTAATGCCGGCCAGAGAAATTTTTCATATATCAAACAAGCTGGAGGTGGTGTTGCACAAGATGTATTTGTAGAAACTTATATTCCAAATAGAACAGCACAAATATCTTTGGCCAACTTCACAACAATTAAAGCCACAATACCTGGTGATCCAGGTCTTACTGCTGGCCGAACAATACAATTCGATTTATTGACATTAAAACCAGGAAAAGAAAGAGATTTAGATAAATTCTATTCGGGTAAGTATTTGGTGACAGCAGTAAGACATATCATACAACAAGGTGCATATCAAACTGTGATTGAAATTTGTAAAGATAGTTCACCAACTGCACTACCAGCTATTAATAATGATACGGCAGCAATGAAAGCAGCAATATATGCATAATTTCATAGGTAAAGACGGGTTTAACTGGTGGGTTGGTGTCGTAGAAGACAGAATGGATCCTTTAAAGATGGGTCGGTGTCGTGTGCGAATCTTTGGTCACCACACAGAGAATAAGAAGCTTTTACCCACGGCAGATTTACCGTGGGCTCAGGCAATATTACCAACAAATGCGTCAAAATCTTTTGCTCCACCTAAAGAAGGTGAATTTGTAACAGGTTATTTCTTTGATGGTGAGTCGGCACAGACTCCAGTTATGACGGGTGTTATACCTGGATTAAAGGCGTCTGCAGGCGGTGATGCTGGTTTTCAAGACCCACGTACACCAGAACAAATAAATGCTGCACCAAAACCACCTGCAGGTATAGTTTTAGAGTCGGTTGGTCAACCTACAGTACCACCATTAGCAAGAGGTGTGGTTAAAGATACAGCTATTTCACAAGCCAACGACAATTTAGCTCATGTATGTGATTTTGTAGGTGAGATGCAAAAGAATATTAATTTAAAAAAATATACAAAAGCAATTGCACAACAAATTCGAAAAGCTATTCGTGCCGTTTTAAGATTATTGGGGCTAGGAGATGCTACGGGACAAACTTCTTGGTTATTAAATACACTTAAATCAATCAAACGAGAAATAGATTATATTAACAAACAAATTTTACAACCAATTTTAGATTTTCAAAAATATGTTTTGGCTTATATTGCAAAATTAAGAGAAATTTTACAATGGATTTTAAGTTTGCCTCGTAAATTCTTAGCATTGTTGCAAGATTGTTTAGCAAAAATAATTAAAGCAATTGCAAATGTGTTTAAAGATATTGGTGCTGGTCTCTCAGACGGTCTTTCAGAAGGACCTAGTAATTTTGATGAAGTACTTAAAGAAGCTAAAGCTTTGGCAACCAGTGTCGGAGATACAGTAAAGTTAACTGCAGCTGTGGGAGCTAGCACAATTGCAGTAGTGGGTTCAGCAACAGCGGGACTCTTAATACCAGCTAGTCAAGCAGAACTTGATGCAGCTAATGCAACCATTGCAGCATACGAAACTCCAGTAAATCCACCAATTCAAAACACATCATCACCATAATTATGTCAGATATAACACAACCACCAATAGATAGTCTTTGGACAGAGCCAGAGTCGGCGGCCCGCATTGAAAATCCTCCGAGTTATCCATATAATAATATACAACAAACCGAATCCGGCCATTCTTTTGAAATGGATGACACCCCAAATAGAGAACGAGTAAGATTACAACACCGTTCAGGTACTTTTTTCGAAATGCACCCTAATGGTGATGAGGTACATAAAGTATATGGTACAGGTTACGAAATTCACTTAAAAGGTAAAAATGTTTTAATTAAAGGCACCTGTAATATTACGATTGAAGGTGATGCTAATATGGAAGTTACAGGTGACCATAACTTAAAAGTGTCTGGAGATTATAATATATTGGTGGGCGGCAAAATGAATACAAGAGTTGTTGGTGATATCTCTTTGTCTGGTGATGATGACATATCAATTGCAGCTAATGAAAATTTTGGTGGTTCAATTCTTATAGCGGCTTCTGACCATGTTATTATAGATTCTGATTTGGTGGTTGCTGGCTCTGTGGCAGCAGATTTGGTGACAGCAGAAAGCCGTATTAATGCCGGTACTGGTGTCTATGCAGGTCCATTTGGAGTTTTTTCTTTAGGTCCTGTTACCTCATTGGTTTCTGTAGAAGCACCATTAGGATTTTTTGGTATTATGGATGCAGTTTTAATGGGCGATATTATAAATTCAAATATTTATAACTATCATCAACATATTGGTAACAAAGGCTATCCAACAAGTCCACCTTTGACACCTTTCTTTGGAGTTTAAATAATGGCTTTAGTTAATAATGCAACAGGAGTATATGCGACACTAGGTTACAATTTTAGTGATCCAAATGGCGATGTATTAACTCTCTCTGCAAATACGATTGCACACTTGAATTCAATGCCAGCATTTATTGATTCTTGGCAGGCTCAAGATATAGCTAATAACACAATTGGTGGTTATTATCAAAATCCTGTAGCTTCTAATACTAATTCAATTATTACAATTTCACAAAACATGATAACTTTGGCAACCACTGGTGTCAGTCAAAACATTGCGAATTGTAATGTAATTGTTACGGCTGCAAATAGTTTGGGTACCACGGCAAATTCATTTTTAGCACACACTAATAGAATATCTGGTGTCACACCTTTTGTTGGCCAAGATGTTGACGAGCCTTACTATGACACGGCCATGGGATTAGGTAAAAGTGCATTGTATATTACTAATCAAACAGATAATATAACCAATACTTCACCTATTTTAGGTAGTTTTACAAGTATATTGATTAGTCCACAAGTAGGTTCATCAAATGTCGCTTTGGCTAATAGTCTTGTAACTTTGACAAATGGAGTAACAGCCAATAATTTAACACAAACACAAATTACACAAATTTTGGCCGATATATCAAGTGCCAATACGTTATTATTTTCTCGGCGAGCTGCAGATGTTACCTATTATACCAACTTACGCACTTTTGTGAACAATTACAATTCTGTAAAGAAATTCACTAATATGGGTGAAACTGAAACATATTTGGTCAACAACTTTGTCGGCACCGCCAAGATAAAAGAAAGAATTAACTCATAGAGCGTACTAAATAAGATATGGCAAACTTAAGCAAAATTTACTCCGATATCGACTTTACCTTCACTAAAAAACCTGTGACGGGTGATGTTGCTCTCAGTTATGATACTCAGGCAGTCATTCGTTCCATCCGTAATCTGTTATTGACTAGGAACTATGAAAGACCTTTTAACCCAGACTTGGGTTCTAATTTAGATGGTCTATTATTTGAATTGATTTCTCCACTCACGGCAACAGTAATAGAGAGAGAAATACAGACACTAGTCGAAAATTATGAACCAAGAGCAACGATTGATAATGTTATAGCTACTCCATTAACAGACCAGAATGCTTACAACATTTCTTTGTCATTTTACATAGAAAATGCTACATTACCAACAACAGTAACACTCCTTTTAGAGAGAAATAGATAAAATGGCAGGTGCTAATTCAAATATTCAGATAACAGACTTGGATTTTAATACAATTAAAACCAATCTGAGAAAATATCTACAATCACAAGACATACTAAAAGATTATAATTACGAAGGTTCTGCACTTTCTAACCTTTTAGATTTGTTAGCCTACAACACACAATACAATGCCTACTATTTGAACATGGTGGCTAACGAAATGTTTTTGGACTCTGCCATTCAGCGTTCTTCTGTTGTTTCTCACGCAAAGCTATTAAACTATACACCAAAATCGGTTTCAGCACCAGCCGCAATTATTGATTTAAAAATAAATCAAGTTACTAATGCGGCTTTAACATTACCAAAATTTACAAATTTCTTGTCTGAGGGAATTGACGGTGTAAACTATAAATTTGTAACATTGGATGATTACACCGTTAACGCAAATTCATATAATAATACAGTTACATTTTCAAACTTAACAATCAAACAGGGTGAACCAGTTAGTTTGGCATTCACGCATGATGTTGCAACTAATCCATCGGCAACATTTGAAATACCTGATGCAGATGTTGATACATCCACAATAACAATTGTTGTACAACAAAGCACAACAAACTCTTATTCACAAGTTTTTACACTTGCGCAAGAATTTTTAGATTTAATATCGTCCACCACTTCTTATTTCCTACAAGAAGGACCAAATGGTAATTACCAAGTTTATTTTGGTGATGGTATTCTAGGAAAAGCGTTAACAGATGGTAATGTAGTACTTATTTCTTACATTACATCTAGTGGTACTTCTGCCACAGGAGCTAATACTTTTGTATTAATGGACTCTATTTCGGGTTACTCCAATACCGTTGTTACAGGCGTTTCCTCAGCGGTTCAAGGGTCAGACAAAGAATCTATCGCCTCCATCAAATATACTGCTCCTAAGGCGTATTCCGCACAAGGAAGAGCTGTTACCAAAGAAGATTATATCTACCTGATACAAAATAATTCTGGTATATTTCCAATTGATGCTGTAAATGTCTGGGGTGGCGAAGACAACGATCCTCCAGTTTATGGTGTTGTCTTTGTGGCAATTAAACCAAAAGGTGGATATACACTAACTAGTAGCCAAAAAACCATCATTGAAAATGAAATCATCAAACCTATTTCGGTAGTTACAGTAAAACCTAAAATTATTGATGTAGACTACACATATGTTGTTGTCAATTCTAATATTTTATATTCACCAAAATTAACACAATATTCAGCCTCACAATTACAAACTCAAGTTTATTCTGCCATTCAAACTTTTGCAGCATCAACATTGAATACTTTTAATTCAACATTTCAACTATATGGATTAATTTCGGCGGTACAAGCAGTAAGTCCATCATTTATAACAAACGATGCAAATATAGTATTACAGAAAAGATTTATACCAGATACAGAGAATTCCACAAGTTATACATTCTATTTTGGTACATCATTGAGGAAAGATATCTTTTCAAAGAGTATCAGTGTGACTCCAACATTTCAAGTAATTGATACGAAAAACAATAGTATAGTTAGAGAAGATGTATATTTGGAAGAAACACCGACATCCACAACATCACTCGAATCAATCAATGTTGTTAATCCTGGTTATGGTTATACAAGCACACCAACAGTTAACATTTTGGGTGATGGATTTGATGCTACAGCTACAGCAACAATATCTAACGGTCGATTAAGTTCTATTGAAATAACTAATGTTGGTTATGGATATACACAAGCGTTAGCTGAAATTATTGGTGGTGGTGGACAATTAGGTGCTGTGTCAGTTATATTATCTGGAAATTCTGGTATCATTAGAACTTATTACTATGATAACGGAGTAAAAACTATTTTAGATCCTACTGCCGGTACTGTTGATTATGAAAATGGTATTGTAGTTTTAGATTCGTTC